TGACTCCACCGTTCTTGCGGAAGTCATCTTCTTCTAACCAGTGGGCAACAGAAGTAGTTGTGCCGTCCTCTGTAGCATACCAACCACCTGTGATCTCTCTTTCGTCACCTTCAGCAGGAACTGCAAGATCACATAACTGCCAGAACTTCTGTGTATCAAAGACTATATCCGAGTCAATCCATAACTGATAATCATATTTTAACTTCCCGTCCCAAGGAATCTGCTCTGGACCCCTTAATACATTTGCTCCGAGACACTTACATCTTGCAAAGTTTACCATTGAAGAGTAATCTTGTGAGATCTGTATACTCATTCCGTTCTGAACCATATCAAAACAGAGTTGAACGAAGTTCTTCAAAAAGACATATGAGCATCCACGACCAGGAAGACAGAATACAATTGTCTTTCCTTTCATCCTTGCCTTAATTGCATCATAATCCCAATCTTCCTTCTTGGTTTTAGGTGCATTGGCTTTAACTGTAAAACCTTTTGCCATAGTTATTTGTAATTACTCCCTTATTATAAAGTATTTCTATGTATATGTCAATATGAATCTTCCTCCCACATTGGTTTTTGAAGTATAACTTTTCCAGGACCACCAATACCTATCTTACCTGCCAGTTTGATATACGACAAGTCTCTGGTAGTATACTCTGTCTTCAGCAACCCTACCATTACTTGTAGTAGTTCCCACTTCTCTTCAAAGTCTTCTTCGGGCAAATTACAATATAATACTCTGTCTCGTGCATAGATGTGATATGTTGTCTCTTCCAAAACCTAATACCTCTGTTTTTTACTTGGGCGGTTTTTTTATATATCTCTACTTCTTACGGCGTTTTTTGTCTGCGGATTTTTGTGCCTTTGTTCTGAAACAACCCGATGCTTTACTCTTATTAGTTTTCCCCATACTGTGACCTGTTCTGTTTTTTGGTTTTTTAGGCATAGGGAGGTCTAAAAATTTTTCGGCGTTTTTTTATAGTTATATCGCATGTACCCACTTTTGTAGGTTAGGGACTTTCGGTTTTTTAACAACGCCCCCCGCCCCCGATAACAACGAACCGCCAAACACTGTCAAATTACGATATAAACAATTGTAGCATATTAACTGCCTAATTGTCAACAACTGTGTAATGGCATTGTTTATACTTAGTAATAAAGAATGTGCCCCCTACGATATAACATAGAGGACACACAGTTGTTTATATCATAATGCTGTATCTGCACCCTCTACAATATCATCGAGGACTGCCAAGATTTCATTACCATTGTTTGCATTTTCTAGAAGAAAGTTTGCAAAGGTTTCTGTTACAAACTGTGTTGCACTGTTAGACATAATTAAGAAAGAAATTGGGTGATCATTTGTGTAACTTTAGGGCGAACACATTCCGCATAATTCTTATTACCAACTCGCAGGATTATTCAGATCTTCGATAACACTTTCAACATGCTCATTGTCTTCTAATTGTAATAACTTACGGTAGTCAATTTGATGTGGGTTGAAGTCATCGAGTGCGGAAACTTCCAGCGTTATTCTATACTTACTCTTAACGGACTGATTGTAAAGAATTGACATAGGATTAGTGTCCTTATT